TCCTGAAAAATTACCTGCAAATGTTCCTAATGAACCTGCTCCTGTACTAAAAAAAGGAGATGTAGATGCAGTTAATATTGCATTTGTACTTCTTGCAGCTCTACCATTTTCTAATTCTATTCTAACATAATAAGATCCTGATGCTAACGTAACATTAACAGCTAATGTTGTAGCATTTGTTAAACTAACTGTATTAGAAGAAGTAATAGCTCCTGTGTCTGATTTAATAAATTGTACTATTGGTATTCCACTAAAGTTTGTTCCTGTAATATTTATAGCTGTAGTTGTAGCTGGAGGAATAGTTTGAGATACATCTGCTACTGTCGGTACTGTAGGTTGAGGTACTTCTGCAAAAGATAAGTTACCTGAACCATCTGTTTTTAAATAATAACCATTAGTAATACTTGATGGTAAAGTTAAAGTATAAGATTGTGCAGCACTATGTGGTGGTGATTTAATTTTTACACCATGTGAATTTTGTGAACAGTTTAATTGTATTTGACCATCATTAGAACCACCATCACCACCAGCAATCAAACCATTATAAACAGTTGTAACATTTGCACCAGTTAATGTTTTACCTGCCATTGTGCTTGGCAGTCTTGCGTCTGCTAATGTGCCTGATGTAATAGATGTAGCTGCAATCGCTGCAACATTAAATGTACCAAATCCAACAACATCAACAACATCGCCATTTGCTAAAGCACTTGCAAATACTACAGATGTACCTGAAGTAATTGTAATATCAGATGAAGATAATCTTACACCATTTAAATAAACGTCTGCAAATCCTGCGTCATATGCAAGAGTATTACCATTTGCATCTGAGCCTGATACACTACTAGGTGTTCCTGTAATGTTGTAAGTAAATCTTGCTGATGTTCCATTAACTGTAGAACCAGCAGCACTCCAACCTGATGACTTATAAACTTTTAATTCGTTAGCTGTTGTATCAAAATACAAATCACCAACATTTAAACTAGATGTAGGAGCAGAAGATTCTACTCTATATCTTTCAGCAAAACTATTAACACCAGTTACATTGTTTGCAACAGTTGTAACATTAGCTGAATTTGATGCTAAAGTACTTAATCCACTTACTGCTGCAAGTGTGTTCATGTCAGATACAACATCTGTTGTACCTAAAGTATTCATATCTGATATTGCATCAGCAGTACCTAATCTACCAATTTCAGTAGCTTTACCTGCTACTGTTGTAACTTCTGTAGCTTTTGGTACTAATCTATGAAATGTATATGTATTTAATGTAGTAGTTGTTTCTACTAGCATTCCAAAACCTGATGTTAAAGAAGCATTAGCTCCACAACCATTTATTGTTACTGTAGAATTTCCTACAGTTCCATTAGATATAGATGCAACACCTGAACCATTTGCTGTGTGTGTACTACCTAAAGTAGCTACACTAATAATAGTTCCTGCACCATTATTTACGTCAGGGTTAGCATTAGGAAAACTTGTTTCATTTGCTATTGGAACAAATCCTCCAACGTCATCTACTAAATCTATAACTCTTGCATCAATAGCAGCTGTTGTTGCTACTTTTGTATCTCCAGCTGACCAAGTATCACCTGATGCAATTGTTTCGCTTGAATCTTGTCTAAAATATCTAGCATCTGAACCAGCTGTTGTTAATATTGTAACTTCGTCAGGAGTGTGTGCAGCATGTTCTGAAGCTGTAACTAAAACTGCATCTGCTATTTTACCAGCAGTAACTGCATCATCAGCTATTTTAGCTGAAGTAACTTGTGAGTCTGCAATATGTGCAGTATCAATAGATCCGTCTGTATAATGTTCACTATTAATTGCATCGTCTGCAATTTTTGATGAATCAATAGCATCACCTGCAATCTTACTTCCAGTAACAGCTGAAGCATTTATCTTAGCAGCTTCTACTGCATTACTTGCAAGTTTAGCAGCAGTAATATTTGCGTCTGTAACTTTTGCTGTTGTAACTGAATTAGTTTTTAAATTAGAAGAATCAATACTATCTGTTGGTAATGAATTATTTGTTTTAGTTAATATAGCTAAATAAATAACTAATGTTTCACTTGATAAAGAACCTGAATCCCAAGTTACGTTAACTGTTGTATTTGTTGAAAAAGATGTACTTGCTATTGTACCATAAATTGTTCCTGTAGAAGAACCTACTGCTTTAACTCTACGTCCTGCATGATAATGAGCAGTAACATCAGCGCCATCTACTCTAAATGCTGTGCCACTTACATAAGTAAATGTATGTGCGCCATCACCATCACCATAGATAATCCATTGAGCATCATTGTACCATTCTCGCATATCAGCAGTAACAGCTCTAAATGCGTTATTAATATTTGAAGGCAACATACCTTCTGCAATAGACACACCTCCTACGGATGTATTATTACCTGCTGTTGTGCTATAATCTTTTATACCTGCCATCTATTCTCCTATAAACCAAGCATATGCTTTGTTATTTTCTGTATTCTTTTCATTAATTAATGTGTTAATTGCTTCTTCAATTTGTCTTTGAAAAAATTCTTGTGTTTCGAAACTATATCTTACGTTATCTATATCTGTTTTATCTGTCATCTTAACCCTGCTTTAACAGCAGTAATATCAATCCCTTGTCCATGACTAAAAGTCTTACCACTTGGTACTTTAACATTTGCTCTAAAGTATCTTCCTGATTGTCTTATAGGATTGATACCATTAGAGGTCATTGTTGACGAAGTAGATTCTACTTTTGAATCTGCTAATCTATTTCTAGTCTTAACTGTTACTGTAGCTTCAGCATCAACAATTGGTCTTACTCCTGTAATAGATGCTCTATGTCCAGGAAATACTTCTATTTCAGAAGTCTCTATCTCAGATTCATTTTGAGTTCCACTAAAAATTGCAGCATTGTAAGAGTTATTTATAGCTCCTAAAAACTTCTGTCCACCTGACCAAAAGTCAGTATCTAAAGCAATATTTATACTTTCTAAGTTTTCAGATATAGTGTCCATAAGCTCTACAGTATAAGCACCTACAAACTGACTAAATATAAAACTAGCATTAGTCTCAGCTAATGACCATTTTTTAGTAGCATAGTTGTAGATAATAAGCTTATCACATATTCCTGATGTATTAGATGCATTAGAAGATGAAGGATAAAGCCACATAACCAGTTGATTAAATGGATCTACTGCTGCACATATTCTATCAGAAAATGCTTTGTTAAGATCTAGATCAAAAAATCTATTAACTTTTTCAGCACCTATTGAAATAAGGTTATCACCTGATATTTCATAAAATCCATCATCAGCATAAAAGAAAACTCGTCTATTATCTTGTGCTACAGTCTTGCCATATATAGCTCCTCTATTAGGAGATATTACTGATAATCTAAATACAGTTGCTCCACCAACATAGTCCATACGAATAATTTGGTTTTGTCTAAATACATAACCATACTCACCTGAAGTTATAGCTACAATTTCACCACCTGATCCTGGAAGATCTTGTTGATCAGCTTGTTTAGTTCCTGATAACCAAGTAGTAATATCATTAATACCTGACCATTGTATTCTATTTTGATTTGTTGGCTGGTTTCCTGTTACTAAGAAATCTCTTATAACTCCTGAAACTCTAAATGTTGGAACAGTACCTGCTGTTTGTATTGCTGAAAGATTAGCAAAATTAGTTGAGGTTCCCATTAAATAATATTGAGGTGCATCTACACCATTACTTGCAATAACATAATTACCAAATTGTGTAAATGTCCAAAAATCAGTATTAGTTCCTGTAAGAGATCCTTTTCTAGAAGTAAATGCTCCTGAAGCTAATTGATATATATCTGTATTCTTAGCAACAAAATTAAATACATTACCTGCATTATCTCTAAATGATCCACCACCTCTAGCATCAGCTCCAATATTATTAGAACTATATTGTACTAATGAAGGAAATCTTTTATAAGAATTTAATGCATAGTATACATTAGTTGCTACATTAGCTCCTTGTTTACCATGTTCAGGTTGATCAGGTAACCATTCACCGAAAGGTATCTGCATTATTTTCTCCTATAGAATGATAGATCTGTACTTACATCTGTTCTTTGAACAACAGGTGCAGAACCATATGAATCTTGTTTGTCATTATTCTCACATCTCTCAAGAGCTGCTGAATACATACCTAGCCATTGTTGCGTTTGGTTAGGGTCGATCCCACCGATAAAATTACTGGCATGATATAACGACCCATATAAATAGATAGATGGATGACTTGCCAAAATATAGTTAGAGGTATCGCTATCAGACAAAGCAGTAAAAGCTTTATAATATTGTAGCTTACCAGTATAACTCGTATCAGGTTGGGGTGCGAATCTAAAACTTTCAGTACCATTGTCTGACTCTATAGTATACGTTCTAGGCATACCTGAAGTCGAACCTCCTTTTATTTCGAATAAATTGCCTGGAGTTATATATTCCAAATGATATTTAGTACCACCTGATAATATATGAAATGATCTAGCACCAATAAAACCTGTTGGTACAGTAACTAATTCTGCGTTAATAGTTACATCATCATTTTGTTCCATTTGTCTTATACGTAGCTTAGCATTAAAATCTGCTTCAGTAAGTTTTATAAAATCATCTTGTATCTCAGTTGTTAAATCTGATCTATTTAAGAAATTTGCTATTGATGATTTAAGTTCTGTATATGTTGATAATGCCATTACATTCTTCCTGATGCTGTTCTAAAGTAACGATATTCGTTACTATTAAGTTTTAACTTTAAAATTTTTGTTCTTTCTGATTTAGGTATTTGCCACCAATTATTAGTTCCATTATATTCTCTAGCCCATAGTTCTAAAACCATAGTTGGTATACTAGCTACACGTTTAATTTCTTTAGTATTAGAATATCCGTCATTAAGATTATATAATCTTTTATTCTTTTGTAGAATAGGATTAACATCTTGTGATCTTTTTACTGTTATTTTTCCATCAGCTTCTACGAAATATTTAGTTCCGTCAGATTCCTGATCTCTTAATATAGACATTATTCACTTAGTGTAGTTACGTAAACATTGGCAGAACCAATGGCAGCTAATTTTTCTCCAGGTGAAACTTTAAAATATTCATAACTTTTTGCTTCTAAAAATATTTTAGATGATGTTGCAGTTGGATTAACTCCAAATTCTACATGAACATCTGCATCAGATATTACTCTAACGTATTCTATGTTAGCTTCAAAAGCAGCAGTCTGTGAAGATGAACCACCTGAAGCAAGTTTTACAGTTGTAACTGGTCTCATTGCTATATGCATTTGTATTTCCTTTATTTTATTGTTAGGGGAGATTGCTCTCCCCTTAATTAATTATCTTCTTATTACGAATGTAACAAGACATTTTTTAGCTCCAGTAGAGCCACCATCTGTAATGATTTCAAGTGTACCATCTTCTTCTACTCTGTTAGCAGCAGTAGGTGCAGATGAATCTACAGTTCCAGCAGCTGATCCTGAATGGGCAACAGTAATGCCACCACCAGTTATAGCTGTGCCACCAATCTCAAAAGATAATGCAGCATTACCACCTGATATAGCACCTTGTAGAGCAGTAATAATTTTTATTACTTTTCCACCATCAGGTACTGCAACAAATGTAGAAGATGCTGTACTAATATCTTCGATCTCAGCAGTTAAAAAATAGTCGTTTAATGTTCTCATGTTTTCTCCTTTGTATGTTCCGTATTATTGACCTCTTAATACTTCATATTTTGGGTTGATACAAGGGGAGTATGTTGAGGTTACTCCCCTATGTATTTATAGATTATGATGTTGTTAAGTCGAATACTCCACCTGAAGCACCTTCATTTCTAGAGATCAAAGTAAGTTCAGCTAATAGCTGTCTTTTTTCTGAGTCACCAGTTTTTGAAAGTTCATGCATTGTGAAGTCTCTTAAGAATCCTACAGACCAGTAGTCCATATCTAAGACTAATGCATCTCTATCTCTAGAGAATCTGTTAGGAACAACTTCTAGATCACCAAAATCAGAAGAATATACATCTATTGAAGTGTATAAAGTTTTATCTTCTGAAGCATCGAATCTAGTAGATCCACCAGTAAATCCTGAGATTTTCTGTTTGTTGAATGGGCCTACCATGATTACAGATGGGTTACCACCTGAGTTCCAAGTACCTTTAATAACGTCTTTCAACATAGCTTCAGTTAAAGCTCTTTGAGTTCCGTCATTTCTAGCATCGGAAGCATCTGCTGCTGTTGGAGATGATCCGTCACCTGCAAAGTTATCATTCGTTGCAATCCAAGCACCAATAGAACCGAAAGTTCTTGCAGTTGATGAGTTACCAGCTGCTCTTACTTGGTTAGTTAATAAAGTAGACTCAATGTCTCTTTTTAACTCTTTGGATTTTTTAGCTATTTGGTATGCAAGTTCACTTGCTCTACCAGCTTTGTCTACAGCTTCTTGTGTACCAGTAATTACTACAGTCTTATCCATGATCTGTGTGTAGTTACCAATTCTTACAGTTGCTGTTGATGCATCTAGTGTAGCATCGTCACCTTCAATAACTTTATTGTTAGTAACTGCTGCTGCTAAACTATCTGTTTGCCATTCGTGGAATGTATTTTTTACTTGTTCTCTCGCAGCTGCACTCATGAAAGGAGTTTCAGTTGGAGCAATTGAGTAAATAACATCCTGCAAATCTTCTCTGATACCTACTGCATCGTATGTATCAAATGTGTTTGTTGGTTGTGCCATGTTTTTTTCCTATTTGTTTTTCGAGATTATTTCAAGAATAGCAGAATGAGCATCGTTCAGTTTACCTGACTTTTTCACTCTACCAATTTTTTGTTTAACAGTAGCACGTTTAGAATCCTCCATTTTAGGAGTTCCTGACTTAATTACTCTAGGAGCTGTAGTAACTTTTTTATTAGTTACTGGTGCTGCCTTTGAGGCTTTGTATCCCATTGCATCTCTTAGAACCATAAGGAATCTATGATCTGCTAATGAACCAATTTCTTGTTCGTTAAATCCATATTCAGATAAAGATTGTTTCATCTGATTTTTGAAAGTAACAGACTTAACTGGATCACTATATTCAGGGATCTTAGTTGCTGCCAAAGTTTTTTGTTCTTCTAAGTATTTGTTATACTGCTCGTTTCTAATAGCTTCAGCTTGA